CGTAATTTTCTTTTAAAATATGTTTCTTTGGTTTCTTAGATTCTTTTATTGCTCTATACTTAACACCATTGATTACTCTAATTTCATTTTTTTTCTTCATAGCCATCAATTCTTCTTTAGCATCTTCATACGCTTCTGGTGTAGGATTACCATCAGGTCCTATAGCATCACCACCATATCCTTCATCTTCTATATATTGTATTATTTCCGCATGAGTTGGTTCATCATCTTTAGTGCCTGCTGCAGGTATTGGTTTACTTTCATCGTCATCGGATTTCAATACATTTTTCGCATGATCATCTAAGTCTGCTAAAGTAACACCAGCAGGATCACTTTCACCATTCATAGCATCTCTGATTGTGGCATCATCTAAAAGTTTTTTACTAGCTTCCATCGCTTCTTCTTTACTGTCAAAATAAATTGGAGTACCCCCACTACCAATATTTATTACATATTCAACTTTACCACCTTCACCTGTAATAGCATTGACACTTAATTCGTTATCTGGATCATCATCTTTACCTGTGATTACTCCGTATCTCCCACCATCGATTTCAGAATCAGGTGTATCCAAATTAAATCCATCTGGCAAATCCATTTTTTCTAAATCATTAATTATCTTTTCATTTTCACTTTCAGCTGATTTCTCTTCATCATCATCCATATCGTCATCATCTCCATATTCATCGTCAGCATAACCATCATCATCTTTAAACCTATCTGTTTGTGTTGAGAATTGAGACACTTGATCGAAGTCATCACCATCATCTGTAGCGGGTATATTATCAGCATCAGGATCTCTATCAAAATCACCACCGCCTAACTTACCACCTGCATCTTTTTCACTATCATCGGCACCTTTGTCAGCCATTTTATCATAAGCAATTTTTGCTGGATGATCTTTTTCCATAGTTTTGGCAGAACCAGCTTTCATTTCTTTAGATTCACCGTCTTTATCTTTGTACTTAATCACCTTTTCGTCATCGATGTCAGCCTCTATCATTAATGAATGAGCCATTTTTTTATAGGAATCTAATATTTTCATTAGTCTTTCTCCATCATAATTTCGGTTCTAAGACTTTCCAATTGTTCTATCCATTGGCCAAGCCTCCTAATCATGTAATTCTTATCTATATCTTTTTTAGATATTTCAACCTGCCATCTTTTCAGCAAAGTAGAAATACTAAAAAGCGTGTCCATATAGGACTTCTTCTTATCTTCAAACGGCATAGTGACTCCAGTTATTGTAACTGCCCTACTTTATTTGCTAGTTTTACTAACCTTTCACTTATTTTGTTTAAAGCTTTATGTGTATTCTTCCAATAGGAACGTGAATCCACTTTTAATTCATTTTTAAGACGAACATTCATCTTAACTAGTTTATCTAAATTATTGAGACTATCTCTAATCTCTCTCATAGAACGACCAATTTTTTGTTTTGGAGTCATTGACTCATCATTTCTATAATCGTGATATTTACCTTCATTGATAGATTCAGTATATTTTGTATTTTTTAGATAACCACGCATTGTAAGAACATATTCGTAAATATCTTCTACATGACTAATTACCTCTTTATCATCTCTTTTTTTCAATGCTTTCTGTAAATCCTTAAAATAAGGCATCATATATCGTAGTATTCTTTCAAAAGCTGAATATCCTGTTGTAGTTATACCTTCTTTAACCACACTATATCCTGCAGCATTAGCTATCTTTTTCTTTTTCTTTTTATCTTTCTTTCTACCACCACTAAAAGCCATAGGAGTTTGATAACCAGGTGTTGCAGATGAGGTAGAAGCTTCTTCTACTTCTTTTTTGATTATCTTACGAACTATTTCTTTGAGTTTATCTTGATTTGACATTTTCAAGCTCCTTAACTAATTGATAGTATCTCATTAGTGTAACCACTTGCTTATCTTCAACAACTCTACCTTTCATAAGAGTACCCGCCTGATTTACAGCTTCATTTAGCTTTATTTTAGTGACTTTATCACTAACTGAAGGCAACATTGATTGGAGTTTTTTAGTAACCTTTACAGTTTCAGATTCTATGAACTCTTTTAATGAATTTGTGTTAGATATGTTGTTTATATACTCTTTAAGTAGTTTTTTTTGTGATTTACTCAAAGAACTATATTTTTTATTGAACTTTTCAACCAATATGGTGTATGCCAATAGTCTCAAGTCTTTTTCTTGCTTTCTATAACTTTCATTTATGGTTTTTTCTTTTTTAACGTCAGAAATTGTCTTTCTGGTGATGTGTTCTACTATTGTAAAAAGATTTTTTGTCTTTTCTGCTGGATTTTGTGTTTGATTGGAGTTAAATAGTTTAAAAATCGAAGCATTTACTTTATAGTTAGGTATTCTAGCCATAAAAAAATCATTTACGTTGTAATTTTTTTTAATTTCTTTAATTAAATTATATTTTTCTCTTTTTAAAGAGGTGCTGTTTAATTTTTGATGAGTTTTGATAACAGCATCTATTAAATGTTGAGCTTTTGTTTCAGATTTATAATTTTCTGTTGTCAAAACCTTATATAATTCGTATTCCTTTCCCAATTGTGTATTTTTATTGAAAAAACTCTTCAAAATTTTAGCAGCTTCAGCATTTTTATTATTGTTAAGTACATCTACTGTTATTTGTCGCGTCAATAATTCAAATAATATACCTGTATTACGAATTTTTGAGTGCTTTGTATTTGAACTCATATTAAACTCCAATCAATTTACAATTCTTCATATATAAATATATGATTACTTAATTTTTGTTAGTATTAACAGAAGAAACTTCTGTATTATACTCTTCCTCTAGCTCATTTGACTCAGATAATAAAGATTTAGCACTATTACCTAAGTGTTTTTGTAATATTTCATAATGATGAGCAGCTACAGCACCATGCGCTGTCTTTTTATCATGTGCTCCCAAAGGGTCTCTACCCCTCACACCACTATCTTTACTATATTTATTAGCTTCTTTAGGCCTTCCAGCTCCTGGCTGTCCACCTTCTTCTGATCCACCTTCATCGTCTAACTCATGACCTGTTCTACCCATAGCCATATCCGATGGTGTGCCTTGCGATTGTCCACTTTTTGCTGGATCATTACCTTCGGCTTCAATCTGCTGCCTTCTAAACTTAGTTTTATAATCAAAAATTACTTGTTCATCATTGTCTTTAATTTCTTTATCTGTAAAATTAAAAACATTTTTATAAACCCACTCTGATGATACCAACCCATCTCTTAACATTGAATCTGCTAAAGAAGTTTTATTGTTCCATAACTCTATTTTTTCTTGTTCATATATTGTAGATGGATTTGTAAGTTCTAAATCAAAGTTTACAAGCTCTTGATCTCTAAAACCTTGAGCATATAAGTGAACAACAGCCACTTTAGTTAATTCACTTACTATAATTCTTTGAATTCTTTCTATTGTTCTAGCAAACCTAACATCTTCAGCAGCCAATGTAGCCTTAGAACCCAATCCTTCCTCATATCCTAAGAAAGCCTTTGGAACTCTTAGCGATGCAAGTAGTCTGTTCTTCAAATATTCGATATCATCAACTGCTTCGTAAGTCAAACCAGCCAAACTTTCGATATTTGTTCCACTATCTCCACCTCTAACAGGTAAGAAAAAATCTTCTGTAAGGTTTTGTATGTTATATCGTAGGTTGTAATCGCCTGTTTTCTCATCAATAACAGGAGCCTTCTTCATTTTGTTAATTGTTTGTTGCATAAAGTTATCAACTTCAGCAGGTGGTATGTTTCCAATATCTAATTTGAACACTCTTTTTTCAGGTGCCCTCATTATCCTATGAATTAACATAGCATCTTCCATAAGAGTTAGCTGCTTCCACACTTTTCTACCAGCTTCCAATTGTGATCTACCATAAGGAACATAGTTCGCATCAGATAGTAATCTAAAATGAGCTACCTGATAATTTTCAAATATTTTTGGTTCTTTATTATCTATCGTATGTCTATTGTTGCCAGCACTATGAGGAGTTAATTGAAATTGAACTAACTGTGGATTTGTAGGATCATGACCTTCTAAACGAGCAACATCATATGCAGACATCGGAGTAACATTAGTTATACCATACTTTTCACTAATATCTAATTGTAAGAAAAAATCACCATACTTATTCATATTACGAACCCAAGGCCACAAATTAAATTCTATATTTAATATATCATAAAATAAATTGTGTAAAATATCATAAATCTGATTGTTATCTGTTTGTATAGCTAAGACTTTTCCATATTCATTTTTCATTGTAGATTCATCAGAGTAAATGTCTAATGCAGACGCTACAATAGAATCATTATCCATAGATTCATAATCTCTAAATAAACCCAATCTAAGCTGTTGAGCATATAATTGATCATTATATCCTATATTTTGCATATTAGAATATAATTTAGAATACCTATCAACCAAATTAGATTGAACATTAGATTGTAATTGTCCTGTATCTACAATTTTTAATTTTTTACCACCAATGTTTCTAACGATTGTATTAGTAGAAAACAATCGTTTTAATCTTGAAAATATATCTGTTTCTGCCATAATTTTACCTCTTAGTTAATTAACCAATCTAATGATTCTTTTTCACCATTGGGTCCTACTTCTATTTCCCAAGCATTATTCTCATTAGTTGGCTTTTGTGGTATCATTTGTGATGCTACACCACTTAATGTTTTTTTAGTTAATTCTATACCTTCATTTCGTAGTCTTAATGCAGTATCCCTTACCCAAAGAGTAAGAGCAAAACTCATCACTAAATCATCATTATATCCTTGCATCGCTTCAGCTTTATTGTTGTTATATATAAATACAAACAATTCATCAATTAATCGATTTGAACGAACAATTACTGTCTTTTCTCTAAAGTATTCTTCTAATTTAGCAACAACTAAAGGTCTTGTTTTTGATGTCATACTAAATCCAGCTACCATATTTCTGTCTTGTGTTCTATATCTATTATTCATTTGATGTTCGGTATCTACATATTTTAAATCTTTACTCGTATAAAATAAATTTTCGTATCCTCTATCAATACATTGTTGTAATGTAGCCCAACCTATATTATTGTTTTCAACTACTAATAAAGCATTATTATATTCTATAGCAACATTAACACATAAGTTACCAAAATCTTTTGTAGACATTCTACCTTTGTACTCAGCTACTTGTTCCATAGTTTCTATATCCATAATGTGAAAAGCAGAATAGTCTGAACCATCACCTCTACTAACATCAGCACTTAAAACATAATCTTTTGTATAGTTTGCTGGCTGCCATATCCAAAGATTACTATCAATACCACGTTTTTCTAATGGGTCTTGAACATGCTTTTCTCTATACTCCTCTAATATAACACCATCAATAACAGTTTGACCTGAAGTAATAAAGTCACAATCACATTCTTGAGCAGCTAATGAAGGTCCTAACAATTTGTCTTGTTCTAGCCTCCACTCATTATCTCTTTCTGGATGTAAATTCCAATGTAGTTTAATAAAATTCCAATCATTTGTTCCATCTTCAGCACCAACCCAAGTTTTATGAAACCAATTACCAACACCATTAGGTGTAGAAAGTGCGATACATTGTCCACCAGTTGATAATGTCTGTGAAGCAGCAGCCCATATTGGTTCAATCTTATCAATAAAAGCAGCCTCATCCAATATCAGTAAAGATAGAGCTTCTGACCTACCACTATCTTCTCCGCTTGATACAGCTTTTACCTGAGAACCATTACTATACCTTAAAGAAAGTTTATTATCCTCTGTACATTTCTGTTTCAACCAACTTGGTAAATTTGCGTGCATTACTCTTACTTTAGTTACTAAGTTTTTAGCAGTATCTTGTTTTGTGGCAATTACCAATATGTTTTTATCACTATGAAATGTCATCATCCACAATGAATATCCAGCAGTT